ACTGGGAATGTTATTGGTTCCGGCACTGTCGCTACACCGTTTGCAGACTCTTAATTGATCTTGGGGGCTTCGGCCCCCGCACTACAGGAGATTAATTATGATGCAAACAGACGTTAAATCGGGACACCTTAATAACTCTGGTTTTGTCCTGTTGGGTCGAACTAGACTTAAAGCTGCCTCTACGGTTGGCACGGCTACGGCTGGAACACTGGACATTTTTGATACCGCCGCAGCGCCTGTTGCTGCTACGTATGCAAGGTCTACTACGGTTATTACTGTTACAAAGGTAGCTCACGGCTTGGTTACCGGTGACGTAATTGGTCTTGCGTTTGCCACAGCAAGCGGGTCATCCGGCACAAACGGTAACTACCCAATCACACGCACAGGCGCAGACACCTTTACAGTTACAGACATTAACTCTGGAACGATTGCAGGTGGGACAGTGGCGGCATACGCATCCCTGTGGATTGCTAGTTTTGATGTTGGTGCAACTGACGTGTTTAGTAATTTTGCGTTGATTCCCGGCGAGGGGATACTGGTTAAAAACGGTATCTACTTGGACATGAGCAACCTTACTTCTGCCAACGTGTTCTATGGCTAAGAAAAACCCATCCCTTGCAGTAGGTCGCGGCGAGAAGCTGCCGGTCTCTAAAGGGGCTGGGCTGACTGCCAAAGGCCGCGCTAAGTACAATGCAGCCACAGGGTCAAACCTCAAAGCTCCACAGCCACAAGGCGGTGCACGTAAGAAGTCATTCTGTGCCCGCATGTCGGGTATGCCCGGCCCGATGAAAGACGAAAAAGGCAAGCCTACCCGTAAGGCTGCTTCACTAGCAAGATGGAAGTGTTAGGAGTAAATTATGCCAAAAGGAATTCGTAATCCAATAGAAGAGTATCGGCTTGGGTCAGAAGGCGGCGGTACAGGTGGTATGGGCGGTGGTGGTGGTGGCGGACGTATGAGCATGTCGGCTATTGCGGATAAAAGTGCAGCTAAAAATAAAACAAATATGGCAGACGAGATGATTGCTGCCGACAAAAAACTCAGTATGAAGCGCGAGTTAGAAATTGCAAAAGCTAAACCTGAACGCCAAAAAGCGGAGAAAGACGCTACGATAAGCACAGATGGCGGGGTTAAAACTACGCGCTACCCGTATGTTGGCGCTAATGAGTACAAAAAAGGTGGCAAAGTTTCTGGAGCTTCCAAACGTGCAGACGGAATTGCCCAGCGCGGTAAAACTCGCGGAAAGATGTGCTGATATGCCACAAACTCACGACACCGCCAAAAATGTAATAGACGTTGTGTCTATGGTGGCAACCATAGGATCGTTTTTGGAAATGTTTACCCCCGTCTTCGGTCTTATTGGTGCAGTATGGACATTGATGCGTATTGCAGAAATGATTGCAGGGAAACCCTTTGCGGAGATCATCCGCCGAAAGAAACCCGATGCCGTCAACGAGTAAAAAACAGCACAATTTCATGGCCGCGATAGCCCACTCGCCATCGTTTGCTAAGAAAGTAGGAATCCCGCAGTCCGTGGGAAAAGACTTTAACGAGGCCGATAAAGGCCGTAAATTTTCAAAAGGTGGTGATACTATGGCTTCTAAAATGAACCCCGGCTTCATGGCAATGATGGCTAAGAAAAAAGATGGCGCTAAGGGCAGCATGCCTGCTGCCTTAGCAAAACACGCAGCTAAACCCGCTTCTAAAGCGCATGCTGGTTTAAAAGGTGGTGGCTACGTTAAAGCTGCTGATGGTGTTGTCCAGCGCGGTAAAACCAAAGGTACTCAAGTCACTATGAAAAACGGCGGCAAGTGCTAATATGGCAACCCCAAAAACTATGAAACGCGAAACCGTTACTCAGTACCGGAAAAAACCCTATTACATGGGGTATGAAGACGATTCAGTTTCTGGGAGCGCGGCTATACAAGAGTACAACAAAGGGGCTACCGGCAAGGAAGATTTAATTCAGACGGATGGGTCTATACCGTACGAGCCAGCAGCCGCAAAACGCGCTCAAGCAAAACAGCGTGAAGTCATGAGTGAACAGCAACGGGAAACAAAAAATACGGTTCCTAAAGAGCGCTTAGCTAAAGGCGGCGCAGTTTCTGCTTCTCGCCGTGCAGACGGCATTGCGCAACGGGGCAAGACCCGTGGAAAGATGTGCTGACATGATGTCTAGTCGCGGTATGGGGGACATCGCCCCCTCCAAGATGCCCAAGGGAGTTAAAAAAGCCCGTCGGGATAACACTGACTTCACGCAATACGCTGAAGGCGGCAAGGTCAATGCCGCGGGTAACTACACCAAGCCTAGTCTTCGCAAGAAGATCGTGAGCCAAGTTATGTCTGCGGCAACGCAAGGAACCGGCGCAGGGCAGTGGTCAGCACGCAAAGCGCAAGTCATGGCTAAACGGTACAAAGCCGCAGGCGGCGGGTACAAGGACTAACATGAAAGCCCCACAGAAATCGCTCAAGGATTGGGGTGACCAAAAATGGAGAACCAAAAGTGGTAAAAAAGCTTCTGACACAGGTGAAAGGTACTTACCAAGCGCTGCGATTAAAAGTCTTAGCCCTAGTGAGTATGCTGCAACAACGCGTGCGAAGCGTGCTGGCAAAAAAGCCGGAAAACAATTCGTAGCACAGCCAAAAGCAATTGCAAAGAAAACAGCGGGATTTAGATAATGGCAATCTCAGGAACCACAGCGTTTAACCTAGACCTCACCGAACTGGTGGAGGAGGCTTTCGAGCGTGCGGGTTCCGAGTTGCGCACAGGGTATGACCTGAAGACAGCCCGCCGCTCCCTTAACTTACTGTTTGCTGACTGGGCCAATCGCGGCATCAACATGTGGACGTTTGAGCAGGGGACGATTAACTTGGCTCCGGGGCAAGCCACTTACGCACTTCCTTCAGACACCGTGGACCTTTTGGAGCATGTCATCCGCACAGGGGCCGGGAGCGCGTCTACACAGGCCGATTTGAGCATTACGCGCATCAGTGTGTCTACCTATGCCACGATCCCAAATAAGCTGCAGCAAGCCCGTCCAATCCAGTTGTGGATGCAACGCCTTGACAGCGAGCGCTCAGCGATAGGCACAGTTTTGACAAGCGCAATCTCCGCTACGGATACAACAATCTCAGTGGCTTCAGTGCTTGGGCTTCCCACTACAGGGTTTGTAATAATTGAGTCCGAGATCATCTACTACGGCTCCATCGTAGGCAACCAACTCCTGTACTGCGCACGCGGGCAGGCCAGCACAACTGCGGCATCGCACATCAGCGGAAGCCCTGTATACGCACAGAACTTGCCGTCTGTGACGGTTTGGCCTACCCCAGACAACAGTACAACATACCAACTGGTTTACTGGCGCATGCGCCGTATTGACGATGCAGGCGGCGGTGTGAACACAATGGACGTGCCGTTCCGGTTTTTGCCGTGCATGGTCGCGGGGCTGGCGTACTATTTAGCGATGAAGGTCCCCAATGGGGCGCAGCGGTTAGACATTTTGAAATCACAGTATGACGAGGCTTGGGAGTTTGCGTCTACGGAAGACAGAGAAACAGCGTCCTCGCGGTTCGTGCCGCGCCAAATGTTTATCTAAAAATGGCAAACATGTTCTCATCGGGCAAGCACTCGATCGCCATGTGCGATCGTTGCGGAGCGCAGTTCAAGCTGACCGAGCTAAGGAAAGAGATTAAGAAGACGAAGATATACAACTTGTTGGTCTGTGCAAGTTGCTGGGACCCTGACCAGCCCCAGTTGCAGTTGGGTATGTACCCAGTAGAAGACCCGCAAGCAGTGCGTAACCCGCGTAGGGATACCACATATGTTACTTCGGGCCCGATGTCTGATGGGTACCTTAGCGGCGGTTCTAGGAACATCCAGTGGGGGTGGAACCCTGTTGGTGGAGCAAGTTTTTTTGACGTTGCGTTGACGCAGAACTATTTGGTTGCGACGACAAATGTTGGTATAGTCACAGTAAGCGTTTCATAGGAGTTAATCATGGCATACACAAAAGCTGCAGATGGCGTAGCCTCTAAAGGCAAAACCAAAGGTAAAAATCTTGGCGATAGCGGCCCTTCCGTCGGCATTCAGCATGGTGGAAAAGGCAGTAAAGGCGGCAAGACCAATGAAGAAATGCTGAAGCTAGGCCGTGGTCTAGCTAAAGTAGCTAATCAAAAGCGAGGCTAATATGGCAACACAAAGCATGAAACGCATGGGTAAAGAAGTTGGCCCTGCCAGCCTCTACGCTAAACCCCACACTATGTCTGGCAAGGGTGTCACCGTTGCTGAGAATCCCGGCAAAGAACCTAACCGCAGCAAGTTAGACTCGTTTGACGTAAGCGTAGGCAACATCAGTAAATCCGCTGGTAACGAGCCAACTAAGACCGATGGAATTAAAATCCGTGGCACAGGCGCAGCTACTCGTGGGATCATGGCACGAGGCCCAATGGCATGAACTACGCTGCGCTAGTGGTTGCTATCTCCGATTACACGGAGAATACTTTCCCAACTGCGGATATGAACACGTTCATTCAGCAGGCAGAGCAGCGCATTTACAACACCATTCAGTTCCCTTCAATACGTAAGAACGTAACGGGTATTTTGTCAACCAACAACAAGTACCTGTCTTGCCCCAGTGACTTCCTTTCGCCTTATTCGTTAGCGGTGATTGAGGGCTACGGAACGGCTACGGAGACGTACCACTACTTGCTAAACAAGGATGTCAACTTCATTCGTGAAGCGTACCCAACCCCTGCGGATACAGCCCTGCCTAAGTACTACGCTTTGTTCGGGCCTACTACAACTGCCGGTAACCCACCTGTACCGACCAATGAGTTGTCGTTTATTCTTGGCCCAACGCCAGATGCACAGTACTACGCAGAACTTCACTACTATTACTATCCTGAGTCCATCACCACTGCAACAACCACTTGGCTAGGTGATAATTTTGACTCTGTGCTGTTGTATGGCGCGTTGGTAGAGGCGTATACCTACATGAAGGGCGAGACCGACATTGTTGCTTTGTACGATGGGAAGTACAAGGAAGCGTTAATGCTGGCTAAACGTCTTGGCGATGGCCTTGAGCGCAGCGATGCGTACCGTAGTGGTCAGTACCGTATGGCCCCGTTGCCCCAGAATAATGGTGTAGTGTAATGATCGTCCAAACCCAGACAACTTCGTTTAAAGCAGAGGTGTACCAAGCGGTACACGACCTGTTGACGGACACCATTAAAATTGCCCTGTACACGTCAAACGCTAACCTTGATGAGACTACCACGGTATACAGCACCTCAGAAGAGGTTGTAGCGTCAGGCTATACAGCAGGTGGCGAGGTTATGACCGGGGTAGCACTTAATACTTCTGGGTACACGGTCTACGTCAACTGGGCTAATGTGTCTTGGTCAACATCCGTGACAGCACGGTGTGCCTTGATTTACAATGCCAGCCAAGGAAATAAGTCCATTGCGGTGTTAGATTTTGGGTCAGATAAGACATCTACCACTACGTTTACCATCACAATGCCAGCCAATACAGCCACTTCAGCGTTAATTCGCAGTTCTAACTAGGAGTTTGATATGTCCAACGAAAAAGCACACGGTCTAGACGCAGTAGCAAGCGCACTGACGCAAGCCAACAGCACCGGGGATTCGGCAACTGCCAAAGGTGTTTACACCATGCAGTGTCTTGACGCAGACGGTAATTTGAAGTGGGAAGCACGTTGCCCTAACCTAGTGGTAAACGAAGGTTTACAAGACATGAACGCCCAGTACTTCAAAGGCTCTGCATATACCGCTGCTTGGTATATTGGACTGTACGGCGCTGCGGCTTCTAACAGCCCTGCTGCTGGAGACACAATGGCATCTCATGCTGGTTGGACTGAAATCGTTCCTTACAGCAATGCTACACGCCCTGTGGCTACTTTCGGAACAGCTACTACAGCCAACCCATCGGTACAGACTAACTCTGCTTCTCCAGCATCGTTTACCATTAACGCCACAGCGACTGTGGGCGGTGCGTTCTTGGTTAGCAATAGCACTAAGTCTGGCACGACAGGTGTTCTGTTCTCTGCCTCTGACTTTACAGCCCCCGGAGACCGTTCGGTGGCTTCTGGCGATACCCTCAATGTCACATACACATTCAGCTTGGCTGGCTAAGGATTTAACATGGCACAGTTTAAAAAAGGCGATACCGTCCAATTAAAGGCAGTGGTTCCTCAAGGCCCTGTCATGGCTATGCGTATGGACGACGATGGCAACGTGCAGTACCTAATTGGCTGGACTGTTGATGGTGAGCCACAACAACGCTGGTTTGATGAAGCACAGCTAGAAGCGGTGTAGCCCTTCGGGGTTTGACGCATGTTTGGCTACGCCACCTTTGCTCAGGCTCCCTTTGCCGCCCTTGGGCAAGTCCCAACTACCTATGCGTCTAGCATTGAAGAGACAGCCACGGGGACGGATGTAGCAGCGGCTATACAACTTTTTGTATCTTTTCTGGCAGAAACAGCAACAGGTACAGAGACAATAAGTTCAGCGCAGACGTTTAAAACTGCGGTTACGGAAGCAGGTACAGGCTCAGAGACAGTAAGTTCAACGCAGACATTTGTTACCGGAATATCAGAGACAGGAACCGTAACCGATGTTGACTTAGTAGCCGGAAGCACGTTTACACCTAGTTTAGAAGAGTCTGCGACCGTAACAGACAGTAATTCGGCAGTGCAGGTGTATGTGTCAGCCTTGACGGAAACAGGCACGGTAACAGACGCGGCTTCAGCAATACAGACGTTTATTACCGCCGTGGTAGAGGCGGCTACGGGAACACAGACAGACTCCGCAGCACAGACATTTGAGACAGCCGTTACAGAGACCGGGGCAGTAACTGACGCAGATGCAGCATGGCAGGCGTTCTTTACCTCAATAACCGAGTCTGCTTCGGGGCTGGATGCGTTGGCTACATCGTTCGTGTTCTTTGGTACTTCGGAAGATACTGCGACCGGTACGGATGCAAGTTTTGGACAGCTAGGTGCTGTGGCGTTTATAAGTGAGACCGGGGCAGTCACAGATACGACAAGTTCTTTGGCTATATTTGAGACAGCAATAACCGAAAGCCTAACGGGATCGGATGTTTTTGTAGCCACAGCGGTGTTCATTGCTGCGCTCCAAGAGGCGGCTACTGGCTCAGATTCGTTCTCAGTGCGGTTACTATGGGAAGTTATCAATGACAGCCAGACCGTAAGCTGGCAAAATATAGATAGCGCACAGACCCCAGTGTGGAGTGTAATTAACGCCGCACAGACTACCAATTGGGTAGTCATCAATACGCAAGGATAAAAAATGGCCCTCGTACTCGCCGACCGCGTTAAAGAAACGACCACAACCACGGGCACAGGTACGCTTACATTGCTGGGTGCATCCATTGGGTTCCAGTCCTTTGCAGCCGTCGGTGATGGGAACACTACCTATTACACTATTTCATCCAACGGCGGGGCTGAGTTTGAAGTGGGTATTGGTACATACACATCCTCTGGAACAACGCTTTCTCGTACCACGGTGCTGACTTCCAGCAATTCTGGTAGCTTGGTTAACCTGTCCGCAGGCACTAAAGATGTTTTTGTAACGTACCCAGCAAGCAAATCCACTTACGAGACAGCAGGCCAAGAGATATACGCCGGAGCAGACGGCTCCATCTACCTGAACGCAATCACAATCACCAAAGACACCGCCGTACCCGCAAACTACAACGGGATGAGTGCTGGGCCTATAACCGTAGCAAGTGGAATTACGGTAACTGTTGCAACTGGAAGCGTCTGGACAGTCGTATGACCTACCCAAAACCATTATTTTTTAATACAATAGCTACATACCCGTAAGGATTTGAGATGACCACATCAGCAACCACGCTCTTAGGATTGGCCCTCCCGGTCGATGGGGAGCTATACGGCACTTGGGGCGATACAGTCAACGACTCTATTACCTCGCTACTAGACACGGCTGTAGCAGGCACGACTACACTCAGCGCAGACTCCGACGTAACTTTAAGCACCACGACCCTAGCGTCAAACCAAGCGCGTCAGGCAATCATTCTGTGGACTGCAGGCGGTACAGCCACTCGCACCATCACAGCCCCGGCCCGGTCAAAGCCCTATATCTTAATTAACAAGACATCGGGCACACAGAACATCAAGCTCGTAGGTGCTGGACCTACCACTGGGATTACCTTGGGTGCTGGCGAGAATTGCGTAGCAGCTTGGAACGGGGTTGACTTTATTAAGATTTCATCGTCAGGTGGTGCGACAGGTGGCCCCGGAAACGGTTTTGTTTACGAGAATGACATCACCGTAACGGAAGACTACACCATCACCACAGACAAGAACGCCATGAGCGCCGGACCCCTGACGATAAATGACGGCATCACAGTAACCGTACCGTCTGGCTCGGTCTGGACAATTTTGTAAGGAACAAACA